TTTTGCTTGATGGTGTAACGGTAACACTACAGTTTTTGGTACTGTCATTTCTGGTTCGAATCCAGGTCAAGTAACCGGGCACTTTTTTGAATTTGCTACTATTTATTAGTATGGCAAATAACAACAAAACAAAGAAGTACCACTTTATTTACAAGACAATTAATCTTTTAAATGAAGAGTACTATGTAGGAATGCATTCTACTTCTAATTTGAAAGACGGTTATCTTGGAAGCGGAACAAGATTAAGAAGATCTATTAGAAAGTATGGAGAATCTAATTTTAAATTAGAAATTTTAGAGTTTCTCTCTACTCGTGAAGAGCTAGTTAAGAGAGAGAAAGAGCTTGTTAATGAAGAGCTAATTAAAGATTCCAACTGCCTAAACTTAAAGCCTGGAGGAAATGGAGGATTTTGTAACGACCAACACAGAAAACGTTTTTTACAAGGAGGGATGTGGGGAAGAGCTTTAGGAGGAAAGAAAACACAAAGACTGCTAAAGCAGCAGACCTCGGAAGTGAAGCGAAAAAGAAATAAAAAAATAGGGGAAGCTTTATTAGAGTTTTACAAGTATAACTCAGGTACTTTCTCAGGCAAGGAGCATAGTATTGAAACAATAGAGTATATGAAACAATCTCGAAAAGGTACTGGAAGAGGAAATTTAAACTCTCAATATGGAACTTGCTGGATTACAAACGGAGTTGAAAATAAGAAAGTAAGTCCTTATATTGAATTAGACGAAGGTTGGTTTAGAGGGAGAACTTTAAAATAAAAATTATTAATTATGTTTATAACTTATTACATTATTTGTATTATTTACTGTTTCTATCAGTTAAATAAAAAATACAATCAAAGAGGATTAGATTATGCATCTCCAGAAATGGATGCTATAATGGTATTAATAATGGCCTGGGTATTAGCTCCAGTAGATATATCTATTACCTGGATTAAAATGGTTAAAGAAGCAGAGCAAGCTAGAATCAATCAATCAAAGTTTGATATCGATCTTACAGAAGACGGTATAGACTAAATACTGTAGGGTGGTGAAAAGCGTACGCACGGTATACACACCCTCTCGTCTCGAGGGCGCAGAGAACGAAATAGAAAAGTAGTACGGGATTGACCACCAGCTTGCAAGCATTGTGCTACTTTTTAAATCGCTGCATAAAGGTTCGAATCCTTTTCCTACAGCAAAAATTAACCAGTCTAGAAGTTGTTAGACTGGTTTTTTTATGTTATATTTAAATTATAAAATAAAAACTATGTCACAGAATCCAAATTTAAACATTACAATGGACAAAACTACACCTATCGTTTGTGAGGAGTGTGGTTGCGAAACTTTTAAGCAAGTAACTTTTTTACGTGAAGTAAGTAAGTTTATTGCAGGTACAGATCAAGACGCTTTAATTCCTATTCCAAGTTTTGCGTGTACTAAGTGCGGCTACGTAAACGAGAAGTTTCAACCTAAAAACTTAGGTGTATAATGGAAGTAAACATTAAAGAGTTTAATAATCTAAAGCCTATAGAGTTTGAAGATGGTTACGTTACCGATACAGTAGTTACTTCTATTATTAATCAGTTCGTAAAAAGAGCTCAGTTTGGTAAAGAGAAGTACGGTAATGATTTAGATCGTAGAGACTTAACTACTTTAGATTGGATTGAGCATGCTAAACAGGAATTAATGGACGGTATTCTTTATTTAGAGAAGCTTAAACAAGAATTAAGTGTCAAGAGCTAAAACCGTATCTTTCTCTCAGTATCAGATTTATAAGAATTGTCCGCATCAATGGTATTTAAATTACGTTCAGAAGTTACAACCCTTCAAACCTAGTATTCATTTAATCTTTGGTACAGCCTTTCACGAAACGTTACAGAATTATATTCAAGTAATGTTCGATAAATCTGCTACTGAAGCAGATAAGATACATTTACCTACCTACTTTAAGACTAAGTTAATGGAACTGTATAAAGCAAATGCTTATGCAGGTCATTTCTCTACTCCGCAAGAACTATCAGAGTTCTACGAAGATGCTGTAGCTATTTTAGACTTCTTTAAAAGCAAAAGAAAACTATTCTTTAGTAAAAAGAACTGCAAGCTAGTTGGTATTGAAATTCCTATTACTGGTCCTATTGTAGAGGGATATGATAAGGTTACTATGAAAGGCTTTATCGATTTAGTAATTTATCATAAAGATCTCGATAAGTATGTTATTTATGATATTAAAACTTCGACAAGAGGCTGGTCCGATTACGAAAAGAAAGATCAAATAAAGGTTAATCAAATACTTCTCTATAAAAAATTCTTTTCAAATTTAAAGGGAATACCTGAAGATAAAATAGATGTACAGTTCTTTATAGTTCGTAGGAGAATCAATGAGAATTTAGAGTTTGCTCCTAAGAGAATACAAGAGTTTATACCAGCAAACGGTACTAAGAAGGTAAAGGATGCTTTTGAAGATATTCAAAACTTTGTCAAAGATGCTTTCACTCCCGAAGGAGATTACATAGAAAAGAAATATTTTAAGAATATTGATAAATGTAAGTTCTGTCCTTATATTGATAAGCCAGAATTATGCGATAAAAAGAATAGTTAAGGATATAGTTCTATATATGGTATGTACTATTTATTAACAAATCATATATTATGCATATTGGAAAGAAAGGAGATATCCTTACAACAGTCAGACTTCAAGATGATTTATTCAATACATTTAAATCAGAAGCAGTAAAGAATAAAATTACCATGAGAAATTTGTTAGAAAGAGCAATGTTCTTATATTTAACAGACGAGTCTTTTAAGAAGACTATTAACAATCAATTAAATTCCCGTTATATTAAACCAACCGAATAGAGTTTATGTCAAAAGCAGGTTACATTCCAAAAGAACAGAGAAAGAATATCTTACTTCTCTGTGATGATATTAGATTTACATCTGGTATCTCAACAATGGCTAAAGAGTTAGTCATTGGTACAGCACATCGTTTTAATTGGGTAAATCTAGGTGCAGCCATTCAGCATCCCGACCAAGGCAAAAGATTTGATATCTGTCAAGATACAAATGTTTTAGCAGGTATATCTGATGCATCTGTATTTATCATTCCTACATCAGGCTATGGCTCTCCAGAGTTATTACGTCAAGTAATCGAAGTAGAGAAACCAGATGCTATTATGATGTTTACCGATCCTAGGTACTGGATTTGGTTATTTCAAATGGAAAACGAGTTGAGAAAGAAGCTCCCTATTATTTATTTAAATATTTGGGACGATTATCCAGCACCGCTTTATAATAGACCTTATTATGAATCATGCGATGGTTTACTTGCTATTTCAAAACAGACAGCTAATATTAATAGATTAGTATTAGGCGAAAAAGCTAAAGATAAAGTCATTAAGTACGTACCCCACGGTATTAATGAAGAGGTATTCACAGTTAAGAGTAAAAACGATCCTGAAGTAATTGCAATGAGACAACAGTACTTTGGAGATAATCAGCCGGAGTTTGTAGTCTTATATAATGCTAGAAATATTAGACGTAAATGTACCTCTGATTTAATTTTAGCTTATACACAATTCTGTGATAAAATTGGAAAAGAGAAAGCAAGTAAATGTGCTTTACTATTACATACTCAAAGAGTAGACGAAAACGGAACTGATTTACCTACAGTGGTAGAGCTATTCTGCGATCCTGAATACCAAAGAGTAGTATTCTGTGAGAATAGATATTCTCCTCATCAGATGAATATAATGTATAACTGTGCAGACGTTACTGCTCTAATCTCTTCTAACGAAGGTTGGGGACTATCTCTAACAGAAAGTATGATGGCCGGTAAAATGATTATTGGTACAGTTACAGGCGGTATGCAAGATCAAATGAAATTTGTAGATAATGAAGGGAAGTGGATTGAGTTTGATGATAAGTTCTGTAGCAATCATTTCGGTACTTATAAAGAATGCGGCGAATGGGTAGTACCTGTCTTCCCATCCAATATGTCGATTGTTGGTTCTGTCCCTACTCCTTATATTTTCGATGATAGAGCAGACTTTAGAGATATTGCAAAAGCTATTGAACAAGTCTACAACTTGACTCCAGAAGAAAGAGAGAGAAGAGGTCAATCAGCTCGTGAATGGGTTACTTCAGATGAGTCGATGATGACTGCCAAAAATATGGCTAAGAATCTTATTGACGGTATCGAAGAGACTTTTGCTAAGTGGAAACCAAGACATAAGTACGAGTTAATTAAGGTTGAAAAACAACCTAGAAAAAAAGCAGCACATCCTATTGTATATTAAAAAATAAAGTTTATATTTAAAACATGAAACAATATTGCGTTATATCAGCACCTCCAGATACTTATAGCGGCTACGGTGCCCGCAGCAGAGATTTTATTAAAGCTATCTACGAGTTAAAAAAAGACGAATGGGATATCCAAGTACTACCTCAGAGATGGGGAGCTACTGCATGGGGCTTTCTAGAAGATAATAAAGACGAATGGGGATGGATGATACCTCTATTAATCAAAGGACCGATGACTCGTACACCGGATGTATGGTTTCAAATTACAGTTCCTAATGAATTTCAACACATAGGTAAGGTTAGTATAGGTGTTACAGCTGGTATTGAAACTACTATATGT